TGGTTGTGAATGTAATTTCACCCGCATCAACTAACCCTCCGAGATAAGTTTTTGCATCGCTTGTCCCATGAGCTGTGACCTCTGAAACATCTCTCGATGTTGTTGGAAGAATTAACTCTGTGACCTCTTTTACTGTAACGAAATCTGTGTCGTTTGGTGATAGTTGTATTTTGTAACCTGTCGCCTGTTTTGCCATGACTACCTCTTTCTCGCTAACAATAAACCAGCACCACTCAAAAAGACCAGACCAATCGTTGCTGGCTCAGGAATAATTGTTAAGGATTGATTGCTTTGTATTTGAAAATCAACTGTGCCTGTTGTCATTGGTTCGTATGATGTAACCATAGCCACTAGCTCATTTGTGAATGTAACATTTGGAAGATAAAAGAATAACCCCTGATCAACATCTTCATTGCCATCATCATCTTCATCAAAAAGAACATACGACCGAGAGAATGAGTTGATGCTACCGAAATCGAGTTCCTCTAAAATATAAACATAAAGATAAGGATCGCTGTATTCTCCTTGATCAGTAGGCGATACAAGGTCTGCATCATAGTTGATAAAATCAACAGTAGCTTCGCCATCTGCTACCAAGTGAAACATTTCATAGTAGTGTGATTGTTGTTCGATGTTTACTGTCGAGCTTGGACTGAGTGTAGCTGTGAGATCGTAGATATAATCAGCATGAACAATCGCAGAAGCGATTAAGTTTATCCAATAAAAAATTCCGATGGTTATAATTGATTTGATCATAAAATTATTTTCTTGTTAAAAAATTCAAAAACTTCTTCATCTTGGAGTTCTTAGGTAAAAACATTCCGATCATCGAAAGAATCCCAAGCAATCCAACGCCAATGATAATCAGGTTCTCTTTGATTGCATCTATGATGATCTTTAAATAAATCATATCGAACTCGCATCTTGATTTAAATTTCTTGGACTTGTTGGATTAACCGACTTCTTCAAAACCTCTTGTGCTTGCTTTTGTTCTGGAGTCAAAGCGTCATAAGCCTGTTGCTTCTTACGTTCTTCGCCAACTTTTACCCCTAGAAAAGATGTAGTTGTAGGAATCTCAATCCCTATGTATTTGCTGTCTTCTGGCAAAGTCTCATTGATAGTTCCTGTCTCAATCAATTCGTTGACCATAGGTTGAGCAACCTCTACTGCCTCGACCCAATTATCCGCAACGGCATCTGCTTGAAAGTAAACACCACTCCCCATCGCTATGCATCCACTAAGCCCCATGCTTGACGCTTGTGATGCGATAGATTGAACAACAGACTGACCCGCCTGACTTGCAACCTCTGCTGTTTCAGGGTTGATGTGATCTCTGACATCAAATTGCTTCTTAGGTTTTTCGCTTGAGTAAATATCATCAGAGGAGCTACCACCCGAACGAGTGATAGTTCCCTTGATGATTACCTCATCTCCGAACTGGAAATGCTCAGACATTATGAATAAACAACTGCCCCAGATACTTTGATCGTGATGGTAGCTGAAAGCTGTCCATCGATAGGAGCTGATGTTTCAAAACCTGTGACGATTCCGTCAAAAGTTTCAACAGTTGCTCCAGCGTCAGCATAAGTGATCTTGAACTCATAGTTTGCAGGATTGCTTGAAGCGTCTCCGCTGTCATAAGTTCCACCAGTTGCCAATGTCCGAAGACCAACGTCATCAGTTCCATCTGGATCATAGTTCACAGTGACTGAAACCTCACCATAATCAACTAAGCCTCCCAAGTAAGACTTTATGTTTGAACTGTGATTTGTTGTTTCTATCAAATCTCGTGAGATTGATGGTGGTGTGATGTCAGTAATCTCACCCAAAGCCTGATGACTTCCACCAGTTTTTGCATAAGAAAACTGCATTCCGAATGCTCTTTCTGCCATAGTATTTACCTCTTTCTATTTAAAGTTATATCTTATTCGTAAATCGATTGATCGAATGACCAACCCTTCTAAATCACCAAAGTTGGATTGCTCATTGTATGACTCGCAAAAAGCCATTTGAACTGAGGAATCCAAATCAAATGATTGTCCTACGAAAGCATCTTTGAACGCTTTCACTCTTGCATCTTGACCAGCTATTGTCTGATCAAAAAAATCAAATTGCACCACAGCACTTCCCGAAGGATACCCGCCCAAATGAGTTGGATCTGTTGAGTCTTCTTCAATGTTGAATGTTGTGTATGGAAGCGAAGCATTTTGTGGTGGCTTTACAGGATAAAATTCATTTGTGTCATCAGTCGCAATGTTTGCTTTGATATATTTACATAATGCCTTGAAGAATGTCACGATGCCACCTGCCTTGCTAGTCTGTCAGTTGACTTTTGAAGAGAGGAAATAACCGCACTTCTTGCTACACTTTGAACTCTGTCGAATGATTTATTCGCCCAAAGATAGTGAGACTTTTGAACATTCTTTCTGAAGTTTAAAATGTAAAAATAAATCCCTGTGTTGTCTTTGACTGGAAGATTTTTCAAACTTTTCCCGCCAACAATACCGACTGAATTGTATTTGTATTTTCTAAACCTGACACCGATGTTTCTCCTCAAGTGACCTGTATCTGTTGGAGCATCATTTTCAAATGCTGTCTTGAGGACTTCACTACCAGCGAGAACAGCTTCCTTGACTGCTGACCTCTTCGCTTTTTTGCCAAATTGATCAAGAGTTTTTGTTAACTCCTTGACTCCTGTAATTTGAAAATCTGCTGTTGTAGACATTACTCCACCGCCTTCACATGAATTGTTGTCTGACCATATCTCCTGTTGTCTTCTAAAAACTCGATGTCATACTTCTTGCCTCGATAAAGTATTTGATCTGTCTCATCTAATGATGACAAGTAACGGACTCTGAACTGAATGTTCCGAATACTTACTTGCTTATCATCCTCTCCCTTTTCTGATCCAGACTTGACGATGACTTGAGCTGAGATGGTGCTGGAAGTTGAGAACGATTCAATAGGCTCTCCAAAGTCATTCTCTGCACTAGAGCGACTCTGAATCTCTATTCTTTCATCTAATCTTCCAATGTTTCTCATTCCATACCTTACTTGACTTGAGAGCTTCCAAAATAAAATCCAACTAATGCCAGCATTGTCTGACGTACTTCAGGCAAAAGAACATAACCTTGAAGCTCTATCCATCCATTGCCCCTGCTAAATAAATTGCCAAACAAGAATCCAAAAAGACCTCCATTGCTTCCCGCTTCAATAGTAACTGGCTCATTGAAAAACGCCAATATGAACGGAGCAAAGATAACTGCAAACAATGTGCAGAGAGCAATCGTTCTTCGCACAACCTGACCAGCAACGCCATCACGCTTTGACGCTCTATCAGCAGAGTCATCTGCTATTCCTTGTTTTTTGATCATACTCTCAACCATGTTGGTTTGAGCTTGTGCCTGTGAAGCTATCAATTTCATTATGAAACCAGATAAGCTCCCACCTAACATTGCCAACAATTCGACACTCATTTTCTCCAGCCCCTCCAGATATTATAAAGAGCATTAAGTCCAACAAGGATACCAATGCAAGAAGCAATGATTGAAGCAACATAAGAAACATCTTGAAGTCCCCAAGAGACTCCTGCACTTGTTCCACTCACTATTGCTTTTGTTACTGTGTCAGTTATGTCATTCGTCATCATGTCTTACCGCTAATGTCATCTCTGTTTCTGGTTTTGAAGTATCACACATCCGATACAAAATGGGCGTTCCTAAAAACTCAAAAGTGTCTTCAACATTTCCTTCTTTTATTTTAAATCTAAATTCGATGGGTTTTTTAAATCTTTCCTTCCCCATCATCTCCGTCAAATCTCTCAGAGTATCTTCAACTCCGTCTTCTATGTTGAACAAAAGTTTCAGCTCAGTAGCTTCTGGCATTTCGTTCAAACTTTTCCCTAAAAAAACACATTCAAAATCAATGCAACTGTCCATTCTACACAAGGTCTTTTCATTCCTTTTGTAATGAATGGTGATCATGCTTTAAACACCTTGAATTGATTGAATAAAAAATCAACCGATCTTGGTATTGGCAAAGGTCTTCCTGTGTAGCTAATCGGCTCTCTAGTGTCATAGTAATGAGAAAGCAACAAATACATTCCCTGCTTGATCGGCATTGGTATATCATTAACCGAAGCATATCCTGCCGTGTAAGATAGAGTCACAGGAGCAACTTTCTCTCGACTAATTCCTTGATGTGTCACCGAGCTATCAATGGCAACAAAAGCATTTGTGTCACCTGTGTTGTCGATGATGATCTTGTTTGAATCAACAGTCTTTTCGACATTGTCTAAATCAAAAAATTTCAATGACTGTAATGACACGAACGGAGGATTTGGAACGCTCAACTTTCTTGAGACTGTTGGATAGGTTTTGTATGACGCTTGATATGCCTGAGAAACACCAAGAGAACGTCTGACAGAAACCTCTGCACTTTGTCTCGCAACCTTAATCAATTCCGAGATGTATGAATCATCATCAGATGAGTCAACTCGCAGATGTGCTTTTGCCTCTGTCAAAGTTATTGGCTCAA